AAGTAAACACTAAGAGAATAAATCGTTATCAATTCTTCGCTGCAGGCTGTATTGACCAGCATCTTTTACTCCAGGAGAATTAAACTTCTCTTGCCAGTATTGATAGTTTGACTCGTTCGTCGCAATATTGCGATTAAACAGTTCTTGGCTATCCTTAATGGTCGTTGCTGCACCATACGCAATGACATTGATGTCTGCGCTTACCGATGAGCCTCTCAATCCGAGCCTGTCCATACGAGCCTCGTAGTCGTTATCTTCATAGTATGCAGGGTGATAGTTCTCATCAAAGAGTCCAACAGTTTTTACGATATTGCTACCAATAGAGAAAGAAGACCACGCCTGAGATGTCTTAATAAGAACATCTGCGCTTGATTTGTCTGCAAGTTTCTGCAATTGCCCCGATGCATACTTTATGTCGTTTGAAGCGACAACCCAATAGGGCGCAAAAGGGAATGACTTAATCCCAAGGTTCCACGAGCCAGCAACACCCAGATTCGCTGGCATGTTTAGTACAGTTGCTTTACCGCCGTATAGACCAGAAGGCATTGAGTATTGCCCGCTGTTGTCAATTATAAGCAAATGCACAACTTCGCAGTCAATTGATGAGATGCACTCTTCAAGCAAATCAAAGCGATTAAGGACTGGGATTATCAGTGCTGGAATCACTTATACGACTTCTTTTTCCAAAACTGGAGTTGGTATGAGCGAATGATTTTAGACTTCAATGCAAAGCCGTTTTTCTTCATTGCTTCCTCGTCAAAATCAACAGCAGCACTTGACCAGTCATCGCGCTTAAACGGAATAACTTGGCAGATTGGCGTTCCCTTCTCAAGTATCACTACATCTTTTTTGGTATCAAGCAACCTAAAAGGAAACTCAACTCCCAGTTTGTATGAGTCGGTATCAACAACGCCAGACAGAGTTGCAAATGGAAGGTCAAAATGGTTGAGCGGATGCGTGTAGAGGCAACTGTAGCCAGGCGGCGTAACAACTCTCCAGCCTGGACTCCACTTAAGAATGCTTGGGCTGGCACCAAAAGGCATGGGAAGTCCTGGCGCTTGGTCGGGTCCATGCTGACCAACAAAGTTAATGTTCGTTGCCCAACGAAGACCAATCATTCCCTTTTCGTTCCTGCGCAACTCCATATCAAATGGAAGAACAAACATGTAGCCAGATGTCATTGCATCAAGAAACGGCATGCATCCTTTTAGCGTTAGGTTGCTGACTGCAACTCCGTCTGGGCTTAGTCCTGTTGTTTTTTCTCCAGGTAGGTGAAGCGGCATATCTCGGTACCATGTCGGAAGATATTCCGCTGCAGGGCGAGGCTGCTCAAAAAGGCTCTGTGCTTCATCTGATGTTGGTTCAAACTGAAGTTTCTTGGTCATGGCTTTATTGCAACTTTCTTATGGTGAGACACATTTACGGTTGGGTCAATATAAATGGAAAACCCACACTCTCTGGCAGATATGCACCAAGAGAAGTCTTCGCCGTACGGAACAAACATATCCTTGCCAGTCTGTTCGTCAACAACCTTTTCAAACTTTTCGACAAACCACGGCCTTGGCATATCTTCAAATACGCCCTGCTTCACACATACAAACCCAAAGCCAACGGCGCCAACCTCTACTGGGTCAAACGTATTCAGCAGTTTTTTGGGGTCTGAACCCTTGTCCAGCGCCGCGAACATATGCACGCCTCTATCGCTTAGATATACGCCAGACACAATATTCTTGTCAGACTCATACAGCGCCAGGAAGTCTGACGGAGTCCAAGAGATGTCTGAATCTATCCAGAAAATTTTTCCGTACTCAACTTCCCCACGGAGCGGAGCACGATTAAATGCGTCAAGGTAATCTGAGTCCATTGTTGTTGCTTCACGGGCAGACGCAACTCTCGGAGAATACCTATTTGAGAATTTCCAAGTAATGCCCTTTTGTTCTAGAACATGGATTGTCTCAACAAGGCTACGCACATAGGCTGCCTCCATTGAGCGACCTGGAGTAGCAATAACTACATCAACTTTATTAGATTCCACGGTTTCTCCAGAATTCCATATTTGCATATTGGAATATTACCGATTGAGGTAAAACCTTTGCGATGTCAACATTGCTGCGAGAAATATTCTGACCGACATCATGCATCCCCTTGAGGCCATAGATGGCATCATTCTCATGAAATTTATTATGGATTGAAGAAAGGTCATGCTCAAACCTGTCCATCTCTAGGAAGTCGTAAATGCCATTCATCACTTCTTCTGTATTAGATACCAGACTGTCGTACTCAACGAAATGGAAGAACCTCTTATTCTCTGGCTGGCAAGCAAACATTACGCCGTAAAGAGCGTTGTCAATTGGTCCCTGTGGGCGCATAAGGCTTGAACAGCGCACCTCGTCTGGATGCTTGTAGAAATGAGCGCTTTTGTTCGCTTCAATTTCTTTGTCGATAAAAGAAACTCTGCCTTCGTTCTCGTGAACAAGATTGATAAATGATGCAAGTATTTCAACGATTGACCTAACCGTCACAATGATTCGTGGCTCGTATGGCATGTTCCTCTGAAGAAGTTCAAAGTTTTGAGGCATTGCCCATTCACGATTTTTGTCTATGACGAGTTTGCAGTCGGTGTCTGCGTAGAATGCTTCAAGCACGCCTCGCACCACACCTGGCAGGACATCTGGTTTTGGATACGCGGTCCACGGCTCGCTGGCAATGATGCTCTGCTCCAAGTGCCACATCATTCCGCAGATGGGTGAATTAGGACCAGAGTGAACTTCTGGGTTTTGATTAAGGAGCGACCCCAGTAGAGTGCTTCCCGAGCGTGGCAATCCAGATAGAAATGCGTATTTTTTCATTTTTCCCTCGGTTTCATATGCTTAGTCAGACATGATAGCAAATCAATTTTCATTTTTGCAATATTTTCCCCAATGGATGATAATGTTCTGCTACAATTTCCCAACTGAGACTTAGTGATTGGTAATATAAAATGGAAAACAACCCAAATATTGCATTCCTGACATTTGACTGGTCGTGGGGAACCAAGCCACTTCAACCAAACGGGTGTGGCTGGTATCGCTGCCTGTTGCCGTCAAGAGAACTAAAGAAGCACCAGTGGGGAACTGGTATGGGCTTTCCTGGGTTTAACGAGGTGCATGGGTTCGGTCTAATGGTTGAGGACGAAAAGGCAATCCACGGCTGGGACATAGTTGTTTTCAAACTCATTATGCACCAGCGAGTTTTGGAAGAGATGCATAAAGCAAAGGCAATGGGGCAGACAATCGTAGTGGATATTGACGACTGGCATGACGGTCTAGAAAAGACAAATCGTGCATATGATGTCACCGACCCAGAGAAAAGCCCAGAGAATAACAGGGATATTTATAATAAGATAATTTCACTTGCAGACGCCATTGTAGTTTCAACTCCATTCCTTGGTGACTACTACTCAAAAATGAATGACAATGTCTTCATGGTGCGCAATGGCATAGACCTTGATAGGTGGAAGCGAAAGCCAGTTAATTTTGTTGACAAGCCGACAATTGGCTGGGTTGGGGCTACCCCGTGGCGCTCAAGCGACCTTGAGTCTGTAGCGGATTCGGTTGGCTCGTTTATCAATAGCAATGGTCTCAAGTTCCACCACTCTGGGCATTTGCAAACAAATGCTGCCCACGCCGCAGACCAACTTGGAATTAGTGCAGACAGCACGACGACCATGCCTTTAGTGCCGATTCTTGATTATCCAAAACTGTTTGCGCCGATTGACATTGGGATTGTTCCACTGAACGATGTGCAATTCAATCACGCAAAGTCTTTCATCAAGGGACTTGAGTATGTGGCTGCTGGTGTGCCTTTTGTTTCGTCATGGTCTCCAGAATATGAATTCATGGCAAGTTATGGGGTTGGACGAGTTGCGCGGAATAAGAGCGAGTGGGATTACCACTTGAGCGAACTTATGGACCCAGCCATGCGCAAGGACGAAGTTGAAGAGAATCTTGAAAATGTTAAGAAACTATTCACCATGGAAAAGCGTGGTGCCGAGTGGAATCATGTGTACCGCTCAATCCTAGAAGGTGCGGAGAATGCATGACATTCCGTGGACCTTTGGAATAATCACTGTCTACGAAGATAAAAATAGGCTTCTAGAGATAGTCGAAAATATCCGCAGTCTCGGAGTGCCAGAGTACGAAATACTTTTAGTCGGTGGTGGCGATTCATCTGGAATTGAAGGGGATGACATTGCAAAGATTCACTTTGACGAGTCTGTAAAGCCAAGATGGATTACCCGCAAGAAGAACATTCTTGTTCAGAACGCAAGATATGAGAACATTGTTCTTATGCATGACTACCACATTTTTGATTCTAAGTGGTACGAAGAATTTAAGAAGTTTGGGACAGATTGGGACATATGTTCGTGTCCTCAGTACCTAATCAACGGCGCACGCAACCCAATGGACTGGTCGCTTTGGGACAAGCCTGGACATGGTAGGGCATGGTCTCTTGACTATAACGACTGGACACAAACGCAATACATGTATATCTCTGGTGGATTCTTTATGCTAAAAAAGCATGTGCTGCTAGAGGAGCCACTTGACGAGTCTCGCGGATGGAACGAAGAAGAAGATGTAGAGTGGTCAATGCGTGTACGGGATAAATATGTCATGAAGTGCAACGGTAAAAGTATCGTTCGCCACAACAAGTGGCACAGACATGCAGGACCAAACCCACATGAAAAGTAACTTCTTGGTTATCTTCGACCTAGACGGTGTTCTTATTGAATCCCGCGATGTCCACTATGACTCCCTAAATATCGCCCTCAGCAGGATTGACCCAAAGTATGTGATTTCCCGTGATGAGCATCTGTCAATGTACGACGGACTTGGAACAACTACAAAGTTAAAGATGTTGAGTCAAAACAAGGGACTTCCAGAGTCGAATCATCAGCAGGTCTGGGAAGACAAGCAAGAAGCAACGCTAAAAATTTTATCCGAGTTCCCAAAAAACTATGTCGCTATTGACATCATGCAGACCCTTAAAGAGCGCGGATGGAAAATTGCGGTAGCCAGCAATGCGATTCGGGATACGGTAATCACCGCGCTTGACGCTATCGGCGTTCTTAAATATGTGAGTTACATCATGAGCAACGAGGATGTAAAGCACCACAAGCCACACCCAGAGATGTACTGGCAGTGCATAGTCTCTTTGGATTCAAGTCCAGCAAATACTATTATCGTTGAGGATTCACATATTGGAAGGGAAGGCGCACTTAGTTCTGGCGCCAATCTTTTTGCAATCAAGAATGCTGACGACCTTAACAAAAACAGTTTGATGAAGTTCGTTGATGAAATTGAAACCCGTGGCAAAAAGCCAGTTGCTTGGAGGAACGAAAAGATGAATGTTTTGATACCAATGGCAGGCGCTGGCTCACGCTTTGCCCAGGCTGGGTACACATTCCCAAAGCCACTGATTGAGGTAAATGGCAAGCCAATGATTCAGGTAGTTGTTGACAACCTCAATGTTGACGCGCACTTTATCTTCTTGGTTCAAAAAGACCACTACGAGAAATACAACCTAAAGCAGGTCCTCAATCTCATAAAACCAGGATGCGACATCGTTCTAGTTGATGGAATGACGGAAGGGGCTGCCTGCACAACCCTGCTGGCTTCGCACCTCATCGATAATGACGCGCCATTGCTAATGGCTAACT